GTGGCGTTGCCGGATCCATCCATCGGGATCACGATGGTGTCGCCCAGCCCATACTCAGTACCATTCACTGAGAAAAAGTTGTCCGCGCTGTTGCTGGTCGTGTATGCCGACACGGTCAGCGTGACGGTGCCACTGCCAGGGCCTCCGATGATGAAGGCGTTGAACGTGGCCGCACCGGCCGCATCACTGACCAGCGTCTGGCCGTTGAAGCGGGCACCGGTGACGGCGACGGGCGTAGCGCCCAGCGGGAAAAGGAATTTTTTAATCATTAGACAGCGGCTACGGTGTAACGGACCTCATTGTTGCCTGCGGCGTTCTTGCCCAGGTAGTTCGCATAGATGAAGTTGATCTTGTTGGCAGTGATGGTGCCGCCGACGTTGTACACGTCGAAGCCCGAGCCAGATGCCTGCACGGTCAGGTTGCCGGAAGCACCGATGGGCACCTTCAACGTCACCACCGTGCCCTGTCGTGCAGCGGTGAAGTCCCAGTTGAGGTTGTAGGATCCCGACGCAGGCACGCCCGTGCCGAAAAAGATGTTCTGCGTGCTCTGGAAGTTGACCGTCGTGGTCGATGACATCGTGCCCACCACCGTGTTGATGGTGGCGATGGGGTTGACCGGGATCAGGTTGGCGTAGTCGCTGTTGCTGTTGCCCGTCACGCCCGTGCCCGTTGTGCCTGCTGCGATGACCAGCTTGCGGATCTGCAGCACGTTTCGACTTACACCATCTGTGAACTGAATCGGGTCGCCCGATGCGCCGGTGGCGTAGGTGGTGGCCAGCGTGACGATGCCTGTCTGCCCGCCCGTGACGGTGAAGCTGGTAGCGTCCACCTGGTACAGCTCGCCGCCGTAATAAATCCAGCCCGCGTTGAGGGTGTAGGTGCTGCCCGAGATGGTGCCCAGCACGCCGTTGATGGCGTAGAGCTTGGTGGCGTCGTACTGGACGCCCAGCAGCCCTTCAGTGAGCGCGGAGGCGATCTCCTGGATGGACTGCAGGACGTGGTTGATCACGCCGCTCTTGATGGGCATGCCGGTCGTACCGGTGATGGCTGAAGTATCGACTTTTTTCATGTTAGTACGTTACGATGTTATATGCTATGCCAGCGGGCACGTAGTTGTCGGCGAAGCTGCGCACGATCTTGTCACGCGCTGCTGACACCGATGACAGGGCCGTGTAGACCGCTGTGGGCATGTGTATGGTGAAACGATAGTTGCCGGTAAAGCTGTAGCTGTTCAGCACCATCTCGGTGCTGTAGGTCGGGTAGGTGGTCGATGTGGAGGCGTTGACGGCTCCGACGATGAAAGGGTACACGGGCGGCGTGTTGGTGGTGAGGTAGATGTCGCTGGTGCCTGCGCCCGGCTGCACGAAGGCCGTGCTGAAGTACCGGTTCAGCGCATATTCTATTACCACCTTCTGGCCGCTGTACGCCATGCGTTCCTCCACGCCCAGAAAGTTGGTCTGCACCAGGCGCCACCATGCCGCGTTGGTCGGTGTGGCCGTGTTGCTGTTGCTCAGGCTCTCGTAGATCGATCGGTTGTACTGCACCCGCTGGCCTGCGCTGTAGGTCGTCACGTTGCTCCATGCGGCCATCGGGCTACCTGTGCGGTAGGAGAACAAGAACAGGTTGAGCACGTACTGCAGCGCCGACAGCAGGGCCCTCACGAAGGCCAGCATGCGCGGCTGTCGCTTGTTGGGCGGCAGCAGCTCCGCGCCCAGAGAGCCATAATCGACGTTGTATATCGAGCTCATACTGCGATGAAATTGAGGGTATCGGCCAAGGTGCTGCCCGTCGTCGTCTCACCGACGATGTAGCCGCTGACGGTGTTCCACAGCCGGGCCTGCACGTCAGCGCCCAGCACCAGGTAAGTGCCGGAGCCCAGCGCGGTGCCGTCGTCGCGGGCCACCACGTTCTGCAGCACCACGTCCTTCACGCCCGTCACGGCCTTGATGGCCGCCGTAAGGTTGGACAGCAGCAGCGTGCCGTCGAAAGGCAGTGCTTGCAGGAAGGCTGTGATGGCGGCGATCACGTTGGCCTGGATGATGGCGCTGTATTGGCCGTCATAGTAGATGTCGGCCTGCACGTACAGCTTGTCGCTATTCTGGCTAACGGCCAGGTAGCTGACGCCCGCCACGCCGATGGTGTTGATGTAGGTCTGCAGCGCCGACAGCTCGCCCGACGTCAGGGCCACCGGTGGGCTGGCCTTGGCGACCTTGACACGCACCACGCCGGTGATGTCGGTCTTCACACTACACTGCGTCACGATCTGCAGCGTGGTGTCGGTGGTGGGGTAGGCCGGGGCCAGCGTGGCCGTGTTGAGCTGCACCGTCTGCGGCGTGGTGGCGCTGTACTGGAACTGGAAGACCTGCTTTTGCAGCCATGCCGCCGTGGCCGGTGCCGCAGCGGCTGCTGTGGCCTCGATGGAGGCCGTGAAGACATCGATCAGCTGCTCATGCAGGGCGATGGCCACCGCGACCACATAAGCCAGCAGGCGATAGATGGCCCGCTTGGATGTGGAGGTCAGCACACCGCCGAGGGTGCTGTCGGCGGCGATGTTGTCCAGGATCTGCTGTTGTATGAGTGAGACGCTGCGGGCCATTCGTTAGGATTGTGGTACGTTGAAGATGGTGGTGTCGGGGGTATATGCCGCCAGCGTGGGCACCTCGTTGACGGTCAGGCCAAGGTTGGTGGTCGGCTGCTTCCAGATGAACAAGCCGCGGTCGTCATCGGATCCAGTGGAATCGATGAAGTTGCTGGCGAAGTCGATCACGTAGTGGTAGATGCTGTCGTGATCGTGGTCAAGTGTTTCGCTGACTTTGAACAGGGAAGAGCAGGCCGTCGGCAGAAATCCGGAGAGCTGCGTGGTGATCTGATCGCGGAGGTCGAAGACGTCGAGGTCCTGCTCCATGGTCCCTTCCGCGTTGTAGAACTCATGCACCAAGTGGATGCGCCAGCCGAGGTCGGCGGAGAGATAGCCCTGCCCGATGACGTCATAGCGGGCGTCCATCATCACCTCGACGAAGATGGCCGGCTTGGGGAAGCCGTAGTGCTCACCTTTGCGGTCGTAGCTGACCTGGTTGTTCCACACGCGCACGAATGGCTCCTGGCGCACGCCGTCGGCTGTCGTCACGGTGAGCCCTCGTAACTTGGTCATCACATCCTCGAGAGGTTTACGCAGGCCGCTCATCGTGCAAGCATGGTTTTATAGTATCGGTCAATCTCTGTTTTCTGCTGCCGCGTCAACGCTGGGGTCTGCCCCATGAACTGGCGCTTGGGGATCCTGTCGGTGCCTTGGTTGTGGTATCCCGCATATTTTGCTTCACGGTCACCCACCACCAGCCGGATCTTCTGGAACGTGGCCACGCGGATGCTGTCGTTCACTTCTCTGCGCAGCTTGCCGCTCTTCACCAGGATGGCGCGCGTCCTGCGGCCCAGGTCCTTGTTCAGCGGGTAGATGTACTCTTTCGTTCCGGGAATCCTGCGCTTCACCTCTTCCCAATGCTGGCCGTTCCAGCCCTGTTCCTTCCACGAATTGACGAAGTAGCGCTGGGTGAGGTTGGCGAGACGCTTGGGCATCACCTCTTTGGCTTGCCGAATGTTCGCTCTTACTCTGTTGAAGTCCCAGGCCATCAGTTTTGGGCGATTTTTTTGGGGTCGTTGTAGGCGTTGTTCCAGTACACGGGCTGCATCTTCACGAAGCCGGAGACACTTTCGTGCTTCTTCACCGGTATGCCTTCAAACTCCAGCTGTGTTTCAAACGGCAGCTGCTGCTTGGCCAGCACCTCGGTGCCTTTTTTGAAGAGGGTGTAGAAATGGGGGTTGAGGCGGATCTCTTTCAGCGCCATGCCGGTCTTCTTGCTGTGCCCGACGCATGCGGCGACCATATCGATGGCCTTGTTATAGGTGAGATCGTAACGGCTGTGATCTACGAATGGCATGTAGAGGGTCGGATTTTCCCAAAATTAAAGGGAAAATTGGTAAAATTACCAAATATTTCTACCGATCGGTTTCCGGAATGGGCAAGTTGAAGTTCTCCTGCGCCAATTTCACCACACCTTTCGGCACAGAGAAGTAGGGGTGCTTCTCACTGAACACCACGCCCTCCTTGCCGGGGTTGAATTGCCATATCGGGTTCATTTTCTCCAGCACACCGTCCACGATGGGCCCGCGGTCGCCTGTCACCTTGCCCTTGTCCAGCTGCTCCAACAGGCAGCGGCAGTTGTAGTGATTGATGGGCGCGATCTTGCCCCATATCGGATCACCGACGGGGGCGATGATGCCGTTGAGCGGTCCACAGATGTCGCAGGTGTTCTCGTCACCCACAGCGTTGTACTGCAACAGCGGCAGGACGTCCTTGTCGCGCTCTATCTTGGACCACTTGGCTGCACTTTGCGCCTGACCGATGGCCGTTTCGTACTCGGTCCGCAGCCAGGTGTCGTTGTACAACTCGAAGGTGCCTTTTACCAGCTCTTTGAACTGCGCGAAAGACCGCACATTGCCTTCGCTGTCCGTCAGGTGGTCGGTCATCTCGCGCACCTGCTGGTAGGTCTTGGCGCCGCTGAACATGTAAATATTTTCCCGCAGCTCCGTCAGCAGCGAAAGGTCTTCAGGCGGCACATCGTCGATGGTGTACTCGAAGCCTTTGTAAAGTCCGCGCTTCAGGTAGTCGGCGATGGCCAGATACAGCCCTTCGGGAAGGTCCACGTCGGTGATCTCGCCGTTGTAGATGCCCTCCACCAGCAGGTCCAGGAACTTGTCGAAGGGGTTGTTGGGCATGGCTTAGTTGTTTTTCCAGTTACCTGCTGCTTTGATGTAGAGCGTGGCCTGCTTCCACACGCCGCCCACCTTGATCCAGGGTGTGGCCGTCTTCCACACGCCACCCACCTGTATGCGGACGATGCCGCCAGCGCCTTGTATCACCCCGGCCTCTGCGTCCGTCACCACGACGGCCTCGCTGTAGGTGTTGGACAGGATAAGCAGCGCCACCGTGCCATCGGCCGCTGTGACGACCTCCGACAGCGCCATGCTGTTGATCAGGCCGCCCGTGGCGCTGTCGCCTGCCGTGGCGCTCTCCGACAGCGGCGCTCCGATCACCATGAGGCCCGCAGCGCTGTCGCCAGCAGTGACGCCGTTGGCCAGCGTGTTGCCCATCACCATCACGGTGCTGTTGCTGTCGCCTGCGGTGGTGCTTTCGCTGATGGGCAGGGCGAAGATCATGGCTTGGGCGGTGCTGTCGCCTGTCGTGGTGCTCTCCGAGAGGCTGTTGACGAACAGCAGGCCTCCGGTGGCGCTGTCGCCCGCGGTGATGCCGCTCGACAGCGTGTTGAGCATCGTCTGGGCGACTGCTTCGCTGTCTCCTGCCGTGGTGCTCTCGCTGATCGTGTTGGGCATGGTCTGCGCAGAGGCTTCGCTGTCGCCAGCCGTAGCGCTCTCCGACAGGGCGTTGGGCATCACCATCAGGGTTGTGACGCTGTCGCCTGCTGTGGTGCTCTCCGAAAGAGGGGAGCCGAACAGCAGGCCACCCGCTGCGCTGTCGGTCGCGGTCGTGGTCTCCGATAGGGTATTGGGCATCGTCTGCGTCGAAGCCTCCACATCACCTGTCGTGGTGCTCTCCGACAGGGTGCTGGGCATCGTCTGCGCTGACGCTTCGG